TAAATTAGATTTACAATCAATTCATAGGTCGAAATGAACCGTTAATCATTGTAACAGGCGTAAATTGTTTCTCTCTAGCCAAGACGAAAAGTGAGTATTTCCTTTTTTTCAATTTAAATGGAGAGTCAAATGACTACGAATTCTTTATTAACGATTAACCAGATCACCAATGAAGCGGTGCGTCTGTTTACTCAAACTAATGCGTTTTTACGCACAGTAAGCCGTCAATATGACGATCAATTCGCTCGCACCGGGGCCAAGATAGGAAGCACACTCCGTGTACGTTTACCTAACGATTACACAGTTTCTACTGGGCCAGCTATTACTCCACAAGGAACTAATGAGCAAAACACAACTTTAACCGTAGCTACTCAAGCAAACGTGCCTGTATCTTTTGGTACTGCTGAGAAAACTATGCAATTGGATGACTTCAGCGAGCGTGTTTTAGCTCCTGCTGTCAATCGTTTAGCTGCTTATGTTGCTGCTGACTTGATGAACGTAGTTAATACTTCAGCAAACTTAGTTGCAAACCTAAGTGGTTCAACATTGTCTAGTCCAACTGCTACTCAATGGCTACAAGCTGGTGCAGCACTTGACCAGAACTTATCACCAAGAATGGATCGTAAGATTATTCTTGATCCAGTAACACAATCTCGTACTATTAGTTCATTAGCTGGTTTATTTAACCCACAAGTTAAGATTTCTGACCAGTATGAAACAGGTATTATTTCTCGTGATACTTTAGGTTTTGATTGGATGTATGACCAGACAACTCTAGTTCATACTGTTGGTACATTTACTGCTGGTACTGTTAATGGTGGTTCACAAACAGGTACAACTTTAACTGTTAATGCAATTACTGGTTCATTGAACGCTGGTGATGTTATTACTATTGCTGGTGTATATGCGATTAACCGTTTAACTGGTTTATCACAAGGTACATTACGTCAGTTCGTTGTAACTGCTAACGTGGCTTCAGGTGCAACAAGTATTCCAATTTACCCAGCGATTACTCCAGCTCCTGCTGCGTTTAATACTGTAACTGCATCTCCAGCTAACTCTGCTGCAATTAGCTTAGTAATGCCTGCTGGTACACAGTATCGTCAGAACTTGGCATACTTCCCAGAAGCATTTACTTTAGCAACTGCTGACTTAGAAATGCCGACTGCTGGTGTGGTACAAGCTGCTCGTGCTAACTTTGATGGAATCTCATTGCGTATGATTGAAGCATATGACGTTATGTCAGATAGCTTGATTACTCGTATGGATATTCTATACGGTTACGCTGCAATCAAACCTGAATGGGCTTGCGTAGTAGCAGACGTAGTTTAATTTGCGTTGTAGATGTATTGGTGGACTCTCTTAATTGGGAGTCCATTCTTCAGATTAAGGATAGATATGAGCCAACCATTGCCGACAACTCCTAGAGATATTATTACTTTAGCACTTAAAACGGCAAACGTCATAGGTGTTGGACAAACTCCATTGGCTGAAGATATAAACGATTGTTTCAATATGCTAAATATGATGCTTGCTCAATGGCAACGCAGACGTTACATGGTATATAACTTAGAAACAATAGGATTACAAGCGACTGGTGCAGTATCGTACACAATTGGTACTGGACAACAATTTAATATCACAAGACCTGTAAAGTTAGAATCTGCATTTATTCGTATGCAAGGTGGTTCTGTTCTGCCTGTGGATTATCCTTTACAAGTTTTAAGAGCACAAGAAGACTACAATCGTATATCGATTAAGAATCTTAATGCGTTTCCTCAATATGTTTATTACTCAACTGGTTTTCCAGTAGGTAATGTTTATGTATGGCCTGTACCAAATAATCAGTATCAAATTTTTATAACTGTGATGATTCAGTTAGATTCATTTGAAAATCTAAGCGATACGATTGTGTTACCTCCTGAATACTTGGATGCATTGCAATGGAATCTAGCAGATAGAATATTGACGATTTATGGTATGCCTGATAATCCGAAGATTACAAAGTATGCTGAAGCAAGTATGCGAGCAATTGAAGAAGTCAACTCACAAATTCCATTGTTGCATATGCCAATTGCTTTGCGTGGCAAGTCTGGAGCATACAACATTTATGGAGATTTCTACGTTGGAAGTGCTGGATAATGGCGAAGGTAGCTTTATCCAATGGTGCTTATCAAGCAAGAAGCGTTATAGCGTCTGCACAGCGATGTGTTAATCTTTACTTGGAAGCGAATCCACAAACAAGTGTATTTCCATTTACGCACTATCCAACACCAGGCTTAACTTTACAAAGTAGTGTTTCTGCTATTTCATGGAGAGGATTGTATTTTGCAACTAATAACAAACTCTATGGTGTATGTGGGAACATTGTTTATGCGATTAGTAGTTCATATGTTTGTACCATTATAGGAACAATTACATCGTATGCTGGGCCAGTTTCAATGGTCGATAATAGCGTTGATTTAATCCTTGTTGATGGCACGTTAAACAATGGATGGACAATTAATCTAGCGACTAATGCGTTTGCTAAGATTACTCAAGCTGGTTTCTATGGTGGTAATCAAGTCAATTATGTTGATGGATACTTTGTATTGAACTATATTGGCACACGAGAATGGTATATTTCTCTGCCAAATACAACGACATTTGATCCAATTGATTACGCATCGACTACAGGATTCTCGGATTTATTAGTTGGTATTGGTATTACAAGACGTTATTTATATTTGTTTGGTGAAACAACGACTGAAGTTTGGTTTAATCAAGGTAATACAACATTTCCATTTGGAAGATTGCCTGGTTCATTTATTCAGTACGGATGTGCAGCAACCAATTCAATAGCACAAATGGATGGTGAATTATATTGGGTAGCACAATCTCCACAAGGTCAAGCGTTTATTTGTAAGACTTCTAACTTTGCAGCACAACAAATTTCTACATTTGCTATCAATAATGAGTTACAAGGTTATCCAACATTATCCGATGCTATTGGTTATACCTATGAGTTGAACGGACATTTCTTTTATGTAGTTACATTCCCAACGGCTAATAAGACATGGGTATATGACTTGTCTAATAATCAATGGAACGAATGGAATTATATTGATGATAATGGTGGATTTAATCGTCATCGTTCAAATTGCTTTGCGTTTGCTTACAATAAATTAATAGTAGGCGATTGGGAAAACGGTAATTTGTATGCTATTGACCAAGACAATTACACAGATAATGGACAACCAATAACAAGAGTTCGTGGTTTCTATCACATGGAAGATGACGCATCTAGTCGTGTGCATTACCGTAACTTTATTGCTGAAATGGAATCTGGTAACGGATATTTAAATCAATCAACAGAAGTTAATTTGCGTTGGTCGGATGACAGAGGCAAGACGTATAGCAATCCAGTTATGCAAAACTTAGGTCAAGAAGGACAGTATCTTACAAGCATCAAATGGAATCGTTTAGGAATGGCAAGAGATCGAGTATTTGAAATCTTTTGGAGTGTACCTACTAAAACGGCTTTATCTGGTGCGTTTGTAGATGCATTACCAAATAATGGCTAATCTTGCATCCAATTTACCAGTCCTTAATATTCCATTTGTTGATGCGAATAATAATTTAAGTGTGCCCTGGCTAATGTTTTTGGTGCAAATGTACCAACGAACAGGTGGCGATCAAACACCTCCATTAAATTTAACGCAGATTCAGCAACAATATTTACAAACAGTTAATATTCTGTCGGCAAATGGATTTGCAGGCAATATTATTTATACAACAACAAATGCTGACGTTACTTTATCGACAACAGTAACAGGACTTGTAAAAGGTAACGGAACGGCTTTGTCTGCTGCAACTTCAGGAACAGATTATTCTTTGCCAATCTTAGTAAGTTCTGCAAATGGTTTTGCTGGTACTGTGGTCAATGGCACAAACAATGCAACTGTAACGATGAAAACAACGATTACAGGACTTTTAAAAGGAAATGGAACTGCCATATCTGCTGCCGCATCTGGAACGGATTATGCTCCTGCTACGAGTGGCACAAGCATACTTTATGGTAATGGTGCTGGTGGGTTCTCAAATGTAACGATTGGATCAGGAGTTTCATTTACTGGTGGCACATTAAGTGCAACTGGTTCTGGTGGTACAGTAACATCGGTTACAGGAACAGCACCAATATCTTCAAGTGGTGGTACAACTCCAAATATTAGTATTACGCAATCTTCTGCAACAACAAGTGGCTATTTAAGCTCAACGGATTGGAATACATTTAACAATAAACAACCATCTGGTACTTATGTAACATCTGTTACAGCTACTTCACCTGTTTTATCATCTGGTGGCACTACACCTAATATCAGTATGGGTGCAGCGAGTTCATCTGCAAATGGTTATTTAACATCGACTGATTGGACAACTTTCAATAATAAAGGTTCAGGAACGGTTACAAGCGTATCAGGAACAGGAACGGTTAATGGTATTACTTTAACAGGAACGGTTACTTCTAGTGGCTCTTTAACGCTTGGTGGCACATTATCAGGTATTGGAAACAGTCAATTAACCAATAGCACGATTTCAGGTGTTGCTTTAGGTAGTAATTTATTTAGTTTAACTGCTGGAACTGGTGTCAGTTTTAGTTCAGGAACAACTTATAACGGTTCTGCTGCAATAACCATTAATGCGACTGGATCAGGTGGAACGGTTACGTCTGTAGCTGCGACTGTACCGAGTTTTTTAAGCATTTCAGGCAGTCCAATTACTACAAGTGGAACATTAGCAATTAGTTATTCTGGAACGGCTTTGCCTGCTGTTAATGGTGGAACTGCCCAAATTTCTTATACAACAGGCGATATTTTGTATGCAAGTGCATCAAATACTTTGTCAAAATTAGCCATAGGAACAACAGGTTATACATTAACTGTGGCAAGTGGAGTGCCAACTTGGAAACCTCCATATGTCAGAACATCATTTACAGCGACTGCAAGTCAAACGACATTTAGTGCGACTTATAACGTAGGTTACGTTCAAGTCTTTGTCAATGGTGTTTTATTGAATGGAACGGATTATACGGCTACAAATGGCACTTCTGTGGTTCTAAGTGTCGGATGTAATGCTGGCGATATTGTGGAAACGATTGCATACAATGTCTAAGGAGTTTATTACCTCAATTATGCATAATGACCGAGTTTGGGAGTCAGTCAGAATTGATGGAGTAAATAAAGAGCAGTATGGTTATTGTGAGTCGGATGAGTATTTCGTCAATGAGCATGGATTTGTGATGTTTAGGACAGTTACACCGACAATGAAAGAACTTCATGTTTGTATGTTGAAGTGCAAACATACTAAGGAATTTGTGGAAGAATGTATGGAAAAGATGAAAAAACGAGGCACAAAAAAATTTCTTGCACCTATTGGTGATTGGAACAAAAGTGCATTAAAATTGGGTAAGCGTCTAGGTTTGATTGAAGAAGGCAGAATTGCCAATGCCTACATGAGAGATGGCAAATTTCATTCAATGGTATTGATGGGGAGCAAATTATGAGTTTTATTGGAAATGCGATAAGTGGCTTATTAGGTGGCATAACAGGATCAAGTCAACAAGCCGATGCTGCTCAACAAGCTGCTCAAATACAGGCTAATTCACAAGCACAAGCACAAGCTGCATTACAACAGAACCTAGCACCATATCAAGCGATTGGTGGTGCAGTTTTACCTCAAATCTTACAAAACTTAGGTGGAAACAGTCAATATTCACAAGTACCAGGTATGACAGGATTTAGTTTTAATCCATTTTCATTTAATGCTTCTAATTTGCAAAACACACCAGGTTATCAGTTTACTTTGCAACAAGGATTAAAAAATACAAATAATGCTTTATCTAGTCAAGGTTTATTGGGTAGTGGAGCACAAGCAAAAGCATTGTCAGACTATACAACTGGACTAGCACAGAATACTTATAACCAACAATATCAAAATGCTTTAAATTCTTATCAAACAAATTACAATACGGCATTAGGTGGTTATCAAGCCAATATGAATCCATTATTAAGTTTATTGGGAACAGGTCAAAATTCTGCTGCTGGAGTTGGTCAAGGAGCTTATAACTCTGCTGTTAATGCTGGAAATGCATTAGCACAAGGAGTTTCAACTGCTGGATCACAACAAGCAAATACTTTAAATTCATTATTAGGATTAGGAAGTGCTGGAGCTGGTATTTATTCTGCATATGCTTTGCCTGGTGCTCTAGCAGGTTTAACTGGTGCTGGAGCTGCTGGTGGAAGTAGTGCTGCTGCTTTAGCTGCTTTATTACCATAAGGAAACAACATGGACTTAGCTCAATCAACAACTGTTACACCACAAAAAATGGTAACACCTAATTTTGGTCAAATTCCAGAAGCTATTAATCAAGTTTTAAATATACAAAAAAATAGAGTTGGACTTGAACAAGCTCAACAATCTTTATTAGCAAATAAAGCTGTATCTAAAGCAATTAAAGAAAATACTAGCGAAGCTGGCGATTTAGATGTGCCAAGCATTATTTCGCAATTGTCTAAAGATGAGAACGCATCTATTAATTTGCCTGAATTAGCGACTAAATTATTAAGTTTAAAAGGTCAGCAATTTACAACTGATACTGCAAAATTAACTAATTTAGCAACTAAAAACACATTAGCTGGTCAAAGACTTGGGCCATTAGTTGCACAAATTAATGAAGGCAAAGAAATACCTAGAGATAAGTTAATTAATGAATTTGCTCATATGGCAAGACTTGGTGTGTTTACTCCACAAGAAGCAATGCAACATATAGGTATGTTGCCTCCTAAATCTAATGATCCAGAACAAGAAAAATTAAACATTCACGATTTTATTAAGAATGAACATTTAGCAACGATTAACAATGAACAGTTATTAGGTAAGTTGTTACCACAACAACAATATGTCGCTACTGGTGGCGGTACTCAAATACTGAATACGAACCAATTAACAGGTGGAGTAACACCAAACGCATTTATACAAAATCAAATGCCTCCAGGTACTTTATTAACTGCTCAAGAAGGCGATAATACAGGATTAGCTCCTAATACTAAATATTATCTTGGCCCAAGTGGAACTCCTGTAATTGTTCCACAAAATACAAAGTCACAAGGTCAAGGTCAGGTTACAAATGCTCCGCCAATGGTATCGGCATTAGCTCC